CCATCATGATCAGTGTGTCCTTCTTCGCTCCGCTTTCGATTTGTTCACGATAACCGTTGAACTTTCTGATCTTATAACTCGTCGTTGTCCAATGATACTTCGAGTCGCTCACCGTGTCGTATTGTATCTCCATGGCCGTCATGTGGCTGACGAGCTTCTTCTCTTGGAACTTATCCAACGAGAAACCATAACCTTTCTTGGCATTATTGTCATAGTGTTGGATATAGGCGATGGTTCCTTTGCCTACTTGTAGCATGACATTGTCGGCCGCAGTGCTCTTCTTCTTGTTTTTATACAGCGATTCAAAGTTCTGACGTATGACATTACCGTGGGGAATGACATAGCCACTGAGATAGAACGACGTTGCGGATATCAGAATACATGAGATCATATAGGGGCGCATCAACCGCTTGAAAGAGACTCCGGCGGCCAACATGGAGATGATTTCACTGTTTCCGGCAAGCTTTGAAGTAAAGAAAATGACGGCGATGAAGACGAAGAGCGGACTGAAAAGGTTGGCAAAATAGGGAATGAAGTTCAGGTAATAGTCAAACACGATGGCTTTCAATGGTGCGTGATATTCGCTGAATTTTGCCAAGTTCTCATTGACATCGATAACGATTGAAATGCTGATGATCAGTGCAATGGAATAGATATAGGTGCCGATGAACTTCTTGATGATATGCCAATCCAGTCGTTTGATGTAGCGGAAAGGATTGATAATCCGAAGCCAACTCATTCGCTCTGCCGTCCATTTCGCTGCCCGTTGCAACCACAGTGTGTGGCACATGAGCCAATGAAACAGCCGATGCAGCCACGCCGGATGAGTGCTCAACCAACGCAGCATGCGATACCATCGGGTATGTTTCCTTATCTTACTGAATGCTGTCATTGTTGTCATAATCGTTGATATAGTTCCCAATCCAATATTTTTTGAACGTGTCCCTTATATCATCTACAATAAAACACATTCCCTCAATGATTTTTATTTTTCTAGTGTCTTTTTTCCATGTGCTGTCGAACGTAGTTTTAGAGTTGACTCCATAATTTACCCTGACCATGTCTTCGTCCATGTATAAGCTGAATTTACCAACTTTAGGTTCATAGTCTTCAACTTCTTTCAAATCGTTCATGACATGATTATCAGCACTACGGTTTAACGGCATTCCTGCAATAAGTCCTGCTATAGCCGCCGTATATTCCTGAGCTGTGAAATCACCGTAGATGGACTTATATGTCCCGCCATTCCCAAGTTCCACAATAGCCACATGATCTGTTTTGTTCGCATAGCTTGACACATATTTGACTGTTTTTCCGATTGGCCCGGTAGTTCCGAACTGCTGCTTAACCCAGTTCACGATTGTCTGGTCTTCCGTTTCTATAGCTCCTGGATAAGCCAGCCAGTTAAATTTTCTCATTTCTAAATCCTTCAGCACTTTATCCATAGCCTCTTCATTCTGCACAACTCTGACCAATACTTTAAATGCTCCGTAGTGCATAGCCAAGTTGATGTATTTTATACTTTTTGCATCCCAGTTTTTAGATTCAACATCCGCTATTGTTTTAAAGATATACCATTTCTGTGTAGCTTTCTTATCTTTCAGAATCAGGCATACGGTACCCCGTTCACTTCTTTGGATAGCTGTTGTTGCCAGTGTTCTGAATTCGATATTAACGCTTGGGCTCGCATTAATCTGTCCCACTATTGCCATTTTATCACTCTCCTGTTTTATTTAAATTTTAATTTCAGGCCATTCACTATATTTTGCTTTGGTATTTCTCCGTACACGTCAAATAAATCCAAATCAAAAATATAATGGCCTAGACCATCTACTATTTTCATGTTCTCATTTTTTAAAGTCAGGAATCTGTCTTTAATCCGTAAAATCTTGTTTCCTTTAACATCGAACATATTATTCAGCTTATCAAGTGCGTTATATATTTCCGCCTTATTATTCTCGTCATTTTCAGGGATGTATACAATATCAATACTGACATGTATTTTCTCTTTATGATTTGCAAAAAACTCTTTTTTATAGTCGATAACCTGAATGAAATATGCAGGTCTTTCTAAATTGTTTATGTTATCGATTCCGACTTCCCTACCTGTAAAACTGTCTATTTTACGGCTTAATGATTTTATAAAATCCATAAATTCCATTATTTATCAAACTCCGCTTTTATTGTTGAACCTATGCTGTTCCTAAATACAGGCTCCAATTTATCTATTGTTTTCTTCAGCATGAATACTCCAGGTACTACACTGTTTGTTTTCTTACCGTAATAAACTACCCTGTGTCCGTATTCAACATGATTTACGTATTCGACATTGTTGTATATTATCTGTTTTAAGCCATCACCGTTTTTCCTATGCCAGCCCATTCTTAATTGCCCAGTATCTGTTGGCGTTTCTTCCTTTACTTCTCTTATTGTCTGTTCAGCAACCTGTTTAAGCGTAATTCCTACTTTCTGTGGGGTATCAGTGTGCAGTTTTTCTAATTTTTTTGCCAGTTTCTCCCAGTCTCCGCTAAGTTTCATTTTTATCCACTTCCTCCACTGCTATCTCCTGATGTTCCAAAAAATCAGTGTATTTTATTGGTTTACCGGCTTTAAATTTATATTCTATACCGCCTTTATTTACCAGCAAAATATCATTCTGCTTTATATCTGCATCATTACTGACCAGTATCTTATATGTGTTCCTGGAACTGTTTATTATTCCTGGTTCAGTAGCTCTTAAAATCCCCACGCTTAATTGACATTTGATATCAGTGTAAATAACTTTCCAACCCTGATTTGTCAACCCGTCTTCATCTTTTGTTTTTATATTCCTTTTAACTTCAACTATCGTATCGGTATTAAAAAATTCGTTCAGCATTTTATACCTCCTTATTTTACAACTCCAAGCTTCCTGAAACGGTTCAAACTTTTTCTAAATTCAGCATCACCGTTTAAACCTGTGACAAACTCAACCTGCCTCTCTGCGCTTTTCATAGATTTTATATTTCTATTTTTATCAAAATTATATTTGTAGATGTATATAGCTGTGGGATTTATCAGTTCCTCAGGAAAGTTTTCACGGTTCATATAGTTGACACTATCCTGGATGACACTTTCGATAATAAACTTAGTCTTCTGTTCGTTTAAGCTTACGTCAGATATGGTTTTTATTTTTTCGTAAATTTTATCAATTATTTCAGTCAATTCTACCACCTTTTCAAAATAGAAAAAGTATGGCATTCAACCATACTTTACCTACGCTTCAATTGCAACTAAACCTTTTACTTTGTTATTCAGTATGAAACAGTCATAGTAAAATCTACCTAAAAATAAAGTACCTGAGTAGTTTTCAGAATCCGTAACTACCCTGTATTCAGCCAGTTTTACAGGAGCGACCGTTGCCGAATTGTGTCCGACTAAACATCCATAATTTTTAGTTGTAGCTCCGCCTACCCCTGTTTTAATTTCCATCCATTTTTTAGTGACCCTTACTATCGGCACTCCGTCAACCATTCCTACTAACCCGTTTATTTTTATGTTCTGACCAATGTCCGATGCCTTGACGAAGTTCTCATCCTTTTTCAGTTTTGTTAAGAAATCAGGAGTAACATAAGCGATTCTGTTCTGAGGTACATCCGCATCATTTAATTTTTCCTGTGCTTCCAGGAATTTGTTGTATGCGTTGTTGGCCGCAAGTCCTGTTACTGTCTGTGATTTTGTATCGCAGATCTTAAGAATTGTTTCAAATCTGTACTTCTCAATCTCAGGAATTACTCTCTCCCTCAACTGTCTTGCCAGCACTTCTCCCGCCTTAATTTTTGTTTCATCCTCGTCCATTTTGTCAAGCAGTATTTTAAACCCCCTGTCCTTAGTCAGTGTCATTTCCTGCATTGAATTCTCTAGGACGTCTGCATTTCCATAACCTGTGTTTCTGTTATAATCCTTATTGTCAACTGTATTAATTGATGTCACTTTTACAGTTTTAGCTCCTACAAAGCTGTAATCATTGTTTACTATTTTCTGTGATACTGCCTCACTTGTAAATCTTTCATCAATTTTATCTGCAAATAACTGTGTGTAAACCATTGCCATGTTTTAATCATCTCCTTTTTTAAATTAAAAAGAACTGAAAGCCTTGTCAAATGCTTCAAGTCCTGTATCTTTTTTATTCTCTTCTCCGTTACTTCCGCCGTTCAGGCTGTTCGGAATCCCTCCGCTCTGAGTTTTAAGGTAACTGGATAAGTTTTCGGAAAAAGATTTCACGCTGTTTTCAATTTCTTCTTCCGTGTTCCCGGAAATACTTCCTAAAAAACTGTCAGGGATTTTATATTTCCCTAATGCTGCTTTTTTTAACTCATTAGTCTTCATAGTTGCAAGCTCCGAATTTGAACTTTCAAGCTGTTTCTGAAGTTCAGCAAGGCTCTTGTTATACTTCTCTTCTGCAGTAAGATTAGCATTATTGATTCTGGTCTCATAATCTTCAATTGTTTCTCCGTGTTTTCTCTCCAGCTCTTTTTTCTCAGTTTCAAATTTCTTTCTTTCTCTCGCAATCCTTTCTTTAATCATTTCATCTACTTGTTCCTGTGTAAATGTGTTTTCTGACATAACTGTCCCTCCCATTTAAAGTCTGTCGACTATTATTTTCCGTCCAGATGTTTAATGTCCATCAGTACGACAAATAAAAAAAGAGAGGTTTTAATCTCTCCTTTGTCAATATCCTTAATTCATTTTTCAGTTGTTTTATTAAAATTTCTTCTGGAATATAAGAAAAGATACCTGCATTTAGCACAAGTATCTTCTATCTGCTCGATAAAGCTAAGGTAGGGCTGACGATCCTACATCTCCTTCCAATTATGGGGCGACGGTGTCACTCTCACGTCCTCATAGCTCTCTTTATTTTTTATAATTATACCTTTTTTTATCTTTTTTGTAAAGCTGTTTTTGCTTCTCTAAATATTTATTTAACCTGGAATTCTTTATCCCATGAGCAGTAATAGTAGAATTTAAATATCTTTTATGTTCATTTTCTTTTAAGACGCTTAACTTAATAACTATATTTATATTTTTTTCTTCAATCTTTTTGATGTTCCAAATAGTATTATCATTTTTACTATCTTTTAAAACATAATCTGGATTATTCACTGCTTCTATGTAATTATTTTTAAGTATATCTACAACTTCAGGATGTCTTTCTTTTATATGTTCTAATCTTTCATCTCTCAGAATAACTTCGTTACCATTTAGCTTACCGAATTCTTTTTCAAGCACATTCATTACATCTTCATTTAATGAACTTCTCGCAAAAACACCTTCACTTTCATCGTTTTGTAATTCCTCCTTTGGTGTTTCATTAACTGTATCAGATTCGATATCAGCATATTCATAAGGTACTGTGGTACTTCTGCAGTGCGGATGCATTGGTGGATAATTTTCCCCTTCAGTCGCATCTTCCGTCTTAAACACTTCCCCGTTAAGATCTGAACAAGTGTGGCTCGTCCTGCTATCCAGTACCGCCAAAAACTGATATTTCACAACTCCTGCATCCATATACCCCATAAGTGTTGCCTGATTTTGGATATAATTGGTTTCGGTTCTTACCAACCTTTCAGCATTTTTGTAACTTGTCTCAAACTTTTTAGCTATATTTTGTGACATAGTTCTATAGTTGATACCTTTATTCAGACCGATAATCACTTCGTTTTTTATTGCTTTTGCCAGATTGTCAGTATTACTCCATATCCTGCTTGAATAATTAGCTCCGCTCCATTCCTGTTCCAGTGCCATTTTTACTGTACTGCTGCTGATTACACCTTTTTTAAAATTCAGATCCTCAGTAAGTGATGTGTAAGTATCATTATAGACCTCAGTTAATGTATCCGTCACTTTATTATTGATTTTCTCACCAGCCTGTATAAGTTCGTAGTCAATACCAGCTTTTAAACTGTCCAGTCGACTGATACGGCTCCTGTATGCCAGTGTTTCAAGTTCAACTGACAGTTTCCTGAATTCGACAGGATTAGTTTTTTTAAGCCTTTCAATCTCCTTTACATATTTTTCTATATCATACCGCCATTGTTTATATTCACTACCACGAAGCAGTGTACTGGCCTGAATTTTGTCAACACCTAACTTTTTTAACTCGCCCTGGTATCTGCCATAAAGCTGTGCTATTTTATTATCTATCTCCTTTTTACTTTCCTTCAGTATCTTTACATAATCCTCGTATACCTGAGTTCCTTTGTCAAATGACAGCTCTTCTCTTGCAAGCTGTCTTTTCTCCCAGTATTCCTTACTCTTCATTTGCTAGCCCCTTGTATTCCAGAGGTTGTTCCGTCTGATTTTCTTTTTCAATCTTCTTCAGTTCCGCTTCAGTATCTTCAATAAAAGGCAACAGTGAGATTAAACTCTCCTGTGACACAACTCCGTTTAAATTTGTTATCACATTGGAAAGCTCGACTAAATTTTCAGGAGTGTTTCTCGTAAATATTTTCTGTATGTCCAGCGGTACCAGATTCAAATTGAAATAATCTAAAATTAATTCTAGTCTCTCGTTCAACGCTTTTTTAAAGTACATCTCCTTCTGTGCTGACAACTGCTCCAGTGCTAACAGTTTATACCCTAATGCCACCCCTGAACTGTTTCCTGCAAACTGTTCATCCTGCATATCAGGGATAAATGAAAATTTATGAATATCCTGATTCAGCCTGTTTTTATTGTTCTGGGAATATGTATCATTCACATTTTTTATTAACCATTTGGCGTCCCCATTTTCCCCCAGCAGCATCACTTTATTCTTTTTCAGGCTTTTTATATCCTCTTCGTCAGTCCCCTGCATGTTAGTCAATATAAGAATTGCATCTGTAAAGTCCTTCATGTCGTCTAACGATGTTGATACTGCCTCGTTATAGCCGTCAATCAGTGTGATCACTTTTTCAAAATCTCCCAGTTTCCGCTTGTTGTTAGCAAATTCGATAAGCGGTACCCTGTTAAATCCATGCAGTCTGGTTTCTCCCTGTGCCTGTGGTGTCAACATAATCCCTTTATAATTCATCACAGAAGTAAATGTGTTGACAGTTACAGTTTTTTCATCGTAAATCTCCAAAGTATAGACATACTCGTTATCTTCGTTTTTCTCCCTGCTCCAACGGACTGCATACTTAATATTTTTATCTATTGTATTATCCCTTATAACGAATACGTCACGTGGATCCAGTACTTTAAAGTTTATCGTGTTGTCTATATTCTTATACCATAGTTCATAAGAACATCCAAAGATTGAACAGTTTTCCGCATGTTCAAAGTTGCACTGCTGTTCCTCCTCCGTAGCCAAGTATTTTCCCACCATTTCATATTCTTTTGTCAGATTTTCATTTAACAGCTTATAATTTATGTTTTTCCCGATAAAATAAGCTGTCGCTATTGTTGTTATATAGCTCGGAAAATTGTGAACTATCTTACTGTCATGTTTATCTTTAAGCCTGTCCTGTTTTTCCAGTATTTTATGTTTCCCTGTATAGTAATCTTCAAGTTTCTGTAATCTCACTAAGTCTTTCACTAAAAAGTCCCACAGAGCTTTTTCTAATACCGTTATTTGCACCTATCTCACCCCCAGTATATTTTTGTTAATCGTAGTCATTCGGTTATTTCTCATATAATCCTCAAGTGCATATCTCATGGCATCCATTAAATGGTTAAATTCATCAATCGGTTTATTTATTGCCTCTCCAAATTTATCCTTGTCCCAGCTGTAGTTACTTATTTCCGTTATGAAATTAACACATCTTGGATGGATAAAAATCTTAAAATCCTGAATAAATTGAATTCCTGCGTTAATACTGTCTTTCCCTTTTTTAGATGCTTTAATCCTGTGAAGCCCTAAACCTCTTAATTGTTCTATGCTTTTCGGTTCTGCACTGTCGGCAGTTATTATTTCTTTCCTGAATCCGAGTTTTTCTATGCCGCTATAAATAGCTGTATTCTGCATTCCCTTTTGGTATATTTCATCAAAAACATAAATTTCTTTTTGTTCCATGTCCACTATCCCACAAAAAAAAGCAGCAGGGTCGTTAGTGTATCCAAAATCTAACCCAAATACTGCCTTCGCCTTTCGTCTTTTATTTAAAATTTCTCTCCAGTCAAATTCCTTTTCTTCCCAGTTCTCATAAACAAGCCCTTCAACTATTCCCCAGTTTCCCAAGCCCGCAACCTGATAACGTCTAGGATTGTTTTTCTTCATATCCTCAAATAGCTTTTTATCGCTTTCGTCAAGCCATTCGTTGCACATGTAGTTCGTAGTTTTGGCCATTATATTTTCGTCTTCAACATCGAAAAATCTCTTCTTAAGCCAGTGCCGCTCATTCCACGGGTTGAATGATATTATAAACTGCTTGAATAAAGGAGGTTCCACAATACCCCTAATACTTTCGTCAAGCATATTGAAATCCTGTTCTCTGTTTATTTCGTACGCCTCCTCGCACCAGCACCAGCACAAAACTCCCTCTGATACCGATATCGAAGTTATCTTAAGCGGATCGTCAAATCCTCTGAACAGTATTTTTTGACCTGTAGGTTTATACGTTATTTCAAGCGGGCTTTCCTTGAATTCCCAGTATTCAAGTACATTCAGTCTGTTTATTGCCCATCTTAAGTCCGAATAACAGCTATCCTTAAGAGTCCTATATACCTTACGAACTACTAAAGTATTCGCACCTTTATATTTCATCATGCTATGAATTATCCATAAAGCAATCGTCTTGCTTTTCTTGCTTGCCCTTGACCCTTTCACGACTTTGTATCTGCCTTTGAAATTCCAGAAATCCTTGTATCCTTTTCCGACTACTTCAGGCAGTCTGACGATTCTCCTACTCTTCAAGTTTGTCCTCACCCACAATCATGACAGGTAGGACTCCTTCAACTTCGACTTTGTCAGTAAACAACCTGTACCGTTTTCCTAGCAGTTCTGCCGCCTTTATCCTGTCCTTAAGTCCTATCTGCTTTTCAATTATCCTTGCGTCACTGCATCCG